GGCAGCGCGTTCACGTAGTCAGCCAGGGACTGCTTGATGCTGTCCGCCACTGCGCTCGTGTAACCCGTTAGTGCGTGCAGGCTGATGGCGACCTTGATTGCCACCGCGGCAGGGGTGGAGTAGTTGATCGTGTATGCCGTGGAGAAGGCGTCATGCACGACCACAGAGGATGAGCCGAAAGTCCCGGTGCCTGGAGTTTTGCGCGTCAAGATCGCCTGGCCTATGTCGGTGTTGCTCCCCCCATCCACGACACACGCGATGGAGTGTGCGGGCACACCGTTCCCATCGGTCGCGTTGGTCGCATTCTCATACACCGTGACCTGAGACACCCCCGTGAGCGCCAGCAACGCCCCCCGCAAGCCATCAGTGATGGTCTCTGCCGGCAACCCCACCGACTTGGCCTGACGCCGCCTCAGCGCCGCGTCTGACTCGACCGGGTCACCCAGCGTGGCCGCTGCAGCATTTGTCACTGATACCCAGCCAAAGGTGGGGGTGGCGATCTTCGTGATGGTGCCCGTGGCTGCGGCCACTGCACCGTCGGTGTGGCATGTGGCCGTGACCGTGAGCACTCCACCCGACGGTATTGTGCTGGTGGGGATGTCCCACAGAACCCCGCTCGTGTCGCGCGCCTGCGCGTTGGTCAGCGTCGTGCCCACCGTGCCGATGATCGTGAGATCGGCTTGGCTGTTGCTCGCAATCGCGCGGCTGATGCCGTTGATCTTCACCAGCGAGCTGAGTGCCACAGCGCTTGCAGTGCTGGGGGAAAATGAGTTGTAGACGGAGATCAGTGTGGTGTTGGCGTCGTGGATCGCCTTGGCGAAGATGGCGAGGAGCTGCCCATCTTGTGAGTCGACTCCCACATACGCATCACTGCCGTAGATCCCCTGGAAGCTGGCCTGTAGCGAGGCGAGGATGGCGTCATAGTCCGGGGCAGTGATTCCCGCCGGGGTGACCTGCGCTGCCAGAGTGCTGAGTGGTGCGGGCATGCATGCTCCTTACTGAGTGAGTGTGACAACAGCACTGCCGAAGTCGGTGTTGACAGTGGCCGTGACGGATAGGGATCGGTTGACTTCAGTGCTTGAGTATTCGGCAATCTCCTGAACTCCGGGGGTGTCCAGAATGCGGGACTGGATCGCGGCATCACGTGTGAGCTGCGTGCCATAGCCCAGCACGGACTCGCGGTAGGGGGTGCCCTCCTGCGTGTCGAGGAACCACTCCCCAGTCTGCAGGCCTAGGCGGGACTTGATGACCTGAGCCACTGCGGCTGGGGTATCGACAAGAAAGTTCCCGGGGCGACCGAATACATAGTCGCCGTCGGGGTCTGTTGCTCGGATGCGTAGCGTCATCAGACAGGTCCTCCCGTAGAGCCAGAGCCCGTCTGGACTCCAGTGTGGTGGTGCGTTGCGAAGTTTAGGCCGCCCGTGAGCGCGACGGATGTGGCAACCAGTGCTGCTGCTGTCGTCGCACCCGTGACCGTGAGTGGCCCTGTCACCGTCACAGCCCCTGTGAGGCTGATGGTGGGCGCTGCTATTGTCGCGCTGCTTGCAGCCGCTACATCCACGGTTCCTGCGGTCGTGACACCGATGTGCGATGCAGTGAGTTCCACCACAGACGTACCAGCATCATTTCGGAGCTGCATGCCTCCGGAATTCACTACCGGGGACAGAGTGCGGGTCTGGTTGCGTGCGCCTAGGATGGCAAACCCATCGCTCAGGTCGTGCATGCGAAGTTCAAGCTGCTGCTGCACCCCGCCGCTTTGCCACCACGCATCGATGCAGCGGGACGCGAAGACGACAAGCACCTCGTCCCCAGCGACCACGGGGAATGTGAGCGTGTAGCCCCCAGCGCCCGGGAAGAGCACCGGCACGTCCAGCAGCAAGGGCATCTCCACCCAAGCCTCAGTGCCATCTGCGCTGCTCACGCGGGCCTGGATGCCGGGGCGCACCTCGCACGTCATGTGCACCGCGTCGAACGCTGTGATGGTGCCAGGGAGCGCAGTCCACACAGCCGCCTGATGGGACAGTAGCGCCATGCGCATCACGTTGTACGGGTCGGGAGATCGCTCACGCCTATCCATTGGATACCACCTTCTGCGTAACAGAGTTGAGGGTCAAGCACACCAGCTCCGTGTACCACTGCTGCCCCCGCGTGTCCCCCGTATGCTCGGCAACAAGCACGCGGTAGAACCCGTCGGCAGCCACGTCGGCAAAGAACTGCAAGCCCGTGTAAGAGTTGAAGGGAACCCGGTAGCTGCTCGCGGACTGCAGCGTCTGGTTGATCAGTGCGTTGTCGATGCGCACTGAGCGGCCAGGCACCAGCAGCGGGTTCAGGAGGCAGCGGGCTGACACTCCCTCCTGTGTGGACTCGGCGAGGCCGATCAGCCCTGTAGCGGATGAAAGCACGATGGCCGTCGCATCGTCCACACCGTCCAGCGCAGTGAACACGACAGTGCCATTCGAGATCGACCACGTCGAGCGGGTTGTCCGCGCGAAGTGCTCTAGGAAGTCCTTCGCCATGCCGAAGAGCACCTTACCGCGGGGGAGCACACCGCCCACATTCTCCAGGGGTGCACCGAACTGGATCGGAGTGCTCGTGGCCTTCGCTACAGCCTCGACCCGCTGGGTCACTGAGCTGCCCCCAGCTAGCGACATGTTCACTGTTGCGAAGTTGTGGAACAAGTCCCCGTCAGCGGCGAGGATGTCCAGGTAGGTATCGGTCTCATTCTCCTTGCCGATGCGGACTTGCTTGATCGTGCCCTGGAAGATCACACCCGGCGCGTTGTACCCAGCTTGAAGCATGACCCCTGTGAATTCACTGACGATGCGCTGGCGCGTCAGCGGATCAAGATTCCACACACGGATGTCCGCAGTGTTGGGGCTCTGGAAGTCCTGCTGGGTGACTTTGAAGCGGAAGTGGAACTGGGATAGGTCAATCGCGTCCGTGCCTGCGGTGACTATCAACCCAGCTTTACGAAGCCATTGTTCCATAGCTCACCCCACCAAGAAGTAGAGGTGACCCTGTGTGCCCAGGTTCTCAAAAGTGGGCACCGCGTCCAGGTCGAAGTCACTCTGGCAGACAAGCTGCTCAGTGAAGCCCAGGTACGCGTACTGCCCCAGCAAGTCCACGCCCGTGACAAGCGGGATGCCCCCGAGCACAAGGGTGCCTGAGGGCATCGCAATGTCGAGCATCCATGCACCGTGTGGGGCGTTCCACTTCACGGTCAGTGCGTAGGATGTGCTTCCGAGGCTGATGGTAAACCGCTGCGGCTCGGGGGTCAGCGGAATCTCGTAGGGTGTGGTCATGGGCCGGTGTGGTAGTGGGGTGCGGGCGCCAGAGACTTGTCCCCAGCGTTCGTGGTGGGTGCGGTGCTGCTCGGGTCGGCGTGACGTGCTGGGTCACTGGGCACGGTCGTGGTCTGCAGGCTCACGATCAACACTTCCCGGCACGTGGCCGTCACGCGGAGGATGTTCTCGCTTTCCTTGTCCGTCACCACGCCCAGTGACTGGAGTAGCATGTTCGCGTACTTACGCTTGCCCGTCACGATGTCGAAGGGCACCCGCTGCGTCTGTAGGTCGAGGAGCTTCGCGTAGATATCGGCTGCCTGCCCGGGGCCAGTGCCCACAAACGCGCTGGAGTATGCGTCAGCACTGAGCACGCCAGAACCCAGGCCCACGGCTGGCGTGTTGCTCCAGATCATCTCCAGCGTGACCGTCGCAGGCAGCTTGATCGCGTGGTCGGAAATCTTGGCACCCTGTGCGACGGGGTGATCGGTGATCTGCAGCTGGTCACTGTGCTGCTCCCGGATCACGGCGTGGGCCACGAAGGCCCCCAAACGCCGCTTGGGGCGCACGACAAGTGCATTGAGTGCAAGGGTGCCAGCAGCCAAGCCGACGCCCGCTGCGCCGGCAAACGTGAGCCCCTGCGCTGCACCCAGCGGGTCGGGGAGTCCTGGTATGGTCATTGGATGGCTCCTTTGAAGTTTCGTATGAGTTCACCGTTGGCTCGATCAATTTGTTGCCCCACTGCTTTGGCGGTGGCCTGTGGGTCACTGCCGGTGATGTTGAAGTAGTTGCTCTGCTGCACGCCGCCCGTGAGCGGCATCCCGTTCTTGGCAAGGTAGCCTCGAGTCTCGTCGGGGGCGGCTCCCAGGCCATACTTGTCCAAGTTCCCCATGCCCCAGTTGTACGCGGCGAGCGCCTTCTGGTCGTCCCCACCGTACCGCCCCCGAAGCTGCGACAGGTACTTGGCCGCCCCGTAAGCACTATCCACCAGGTTGTTCGGGTCTGTCACGCCCAGATCCTTTTGTGTGCCAGGCATGAGCCCAAAGTGGCCCTGTGCGCCCGCGGGGCTGAGCATGTACTTCCCCCGTGAGCTTTCCGCGTTCCACACTCGATCCAGCATCCCCGGGGGCAGCCCGAACTTGCGCTCCAGGTACGGGAAGAGCTGCCCAGGCCCCGATGCATCCCCCTTGGGGAGCCCGGTGAATGTCTCACCCCCGCCGCTGCCCGGGGCACCTAGATCAGACTGCAGTGTGCGCGCCTCCTTTCCCGGTGCAGCGCCGAAGAGCTTGCCCACCGTGCTCTTACCGAAGTTGCCCTTGATGCCCCGCCACGTGCCGAAGTTGTCCTTGATGTCCGCACCGGCCTCGCGCATCGCGGCGCGGAATAGGTCGGGCTTGTTGATGGACTCGGCGATGGAATTGATGCCCCCTGCCAGCCCCTGCTGCCACTGCTGCATAAGCGGTAGCATGCGCACCGCGAGCGAGTCTGTCAGGTTCTGCGCGGCGGTCTTGATGTCCCGCAGCATGTTGGCGTAGTCTTTCCCTGCTTCCGCTGCCTTCTGGTAGTCGAGCCCCAGGCGTGCGAGCGTGTCGCGCTGGTCCTTCTCCGCCGCGATGAACTCCTCCCAGTAGTGCGTGAGCTGGAACAGCGTGCCCTCATCCATGCCGAACATGGTCGCCACTTGTGCACTCACCGAGTAGGGCATCTGTTTGAGCGACCCCACCATATCCTTGAGCACGTCGGACGCATCACGCCCTGTCACCTTGACGCCAAGGCCTTCGAGGTACTCGGTCAGGCCTGGCTGCGTGCGCAAGCGCTGCGCCATGCTCTCCAGCGCCCCCTTCATCTGGTCGGTGGTCAGGCCCACGCGCGCGGCGCCAGCCTCCATCGCCTTCAGATTGACTACAGTGGTGCCGATGCGGCGCGAGCTGTAGTACATCTGCTCCATGCCCGCTGCGAAGTTCTGCACCAGCGCTTGCGTAGCAGCGATTACGCCGCCCAGCGACAGTCCCAGCCCCACTGCTGAGCGATCAAGGCGCGCCAGCGTGCGATCCGTGTTTCCGGCGCCGGTGGCGTCCACACGAAAGCCGAGGCTGATGAGGTACTCGCGCATCACATTGGATGCACCCGCTGAACTCATGTGATTCTCCTTGTGCGCGCCTGGTTCTCGGATTCGAGGTCAAGCGCTAGGTTGATGCGTGCTACATCGACAAGGCCCACAGTGCCGTCCAAGAGTGACTCGTAACGCAAAGCGCCCCGCAGGACGGGGCGCATGAGTAGGTCTTCCTGGTCAGGCATGTGAGCCAGCGTGGTTGTGGAACCCCCGCCGCTCGTGTGAGTCAGCTGGCCGCGGGCGGCGTCGAAGGCGGGGGCGCTTGAAAAAAACTGGCAAGGTTCTGCTGCAGCGAGGCCATGACGATCTGCAGCATGGCGGGCATGTCGATGTCCGCGAACATCAAGGACTTGCTTGCTGAAAGCACGGGCGCCCAGGACGTGTCCTGCTGCCTGCTGCACTTGGCGAGGCACGTGTGAAGCACGTAGTCGGCGTCCGCTTGATCCATAGCGGCGACCTGCTCGAACACCAGGGGCATGAGCGCCAGCATGTCGTCCCCGTCCGCCTTCTTGCCGAAGCGCTCGATCATGTTTGCGGAGACACCCAGCCGCCCGAGGATCGGCATAATGCGCCGCGCGACGTGGAACTGTTCAAAAGCGTTGAGGGGGCCCACTGAGTAAGTGAAGCCCCCGACCTGTACTTGGGCCATATCTGGCTCCTGCTGGTTAGGGGTTGTGTGTGTGGAGCTTAGAGGCCCAGGGTCTGCGTCACGCGGATTGAGTCGAACACCCACTCCAGCACGCCGGCCTCCTTGCCGTAGCCCATGTTGGGGATGCGCTTGAACGCGCAGCCTTCACACGTGATCACG